AGGCGGTGGCGGTGGTAGTAGTTATCCTAATTCTGGAGCTTCAGGTGGAGCAGGAGGCGGTGGTAACAGCGGTGCAGGTACTGGTGGTACAGGTTCAGTAAACACTGGAGGAGGAGGTGGAGCAGCAGGCTCTCATGGTGGAGGTTCAGGTGGTGCAGGAGGATCAGGAGTTGTAATTATTAAAACCCTTGCAACTGCTTCAGCAACGTCAGGTTCCCCTACTGAAACTACAAGTGGTTCTTATAATATTTATACCTTTACTGGATCAGGGAGTATTACGTTCTAATGGCTCACTTTGCGCAGTTAGATGAAAACAATGTAGTTCTACAAGTTATTGTTGTAGCTAACTCTGAAATTATTGATGACAACCAAGAAGAACAAGAATCATTAGGTTTATCGTTTTGTAGTGAGTTGTTGGGCGGTACATGGAAGCAGACTAGTTATAACGGAAATATACGTAAGAATTTTGCAGGTGTTGGCTATACATACGATACAGAACTTGATGCTTTTATACCACCACAACCGTATCTAAGTTGGGTTTTAGTAAACTTAACGTGCCAGTGGGAACCTCCTGTACCTATGCCTGCGGACGGTGCTATGTATAGGTGGGATGAAAATACAATTAGTTGGGAACGTGTAATTATTTAAGGAACTAAGAATGAATAGTGTATTTAAGTTAGCAGCTACTTTTTAATGGACAAGGTAGGACATGACGTTATGATGGATAACCGTCTTGACCGCATTGAGCAGAAGCTAGATAAGCTAACTGAAGCGGTATCTCAGATTGCGCGTGTGGAAGAGCAGTTACTATCTGCTTTTAAACGCATGGATCGACACGAAAAAAGATTAGATGACCAAGAAGATGACATACGCGACTTAGAAAACGTAGTCATGATAAACACTAGCTCTGTTAAAAATTCAGAGAGATTCTTCTGGATTGTTGTTAGTGCGTGTGTATCTCTTGCTGTTTATATGATGAGGTAGTCTATGTGGCAAGCACTTATATCACCTATTGCTAGCTTGTTAGGACAAGTTCTAAAGAACAGGTCTGAAGAAAAGTCAGCAATACACAAAGCAAAGATGGAAGTTATTCAAAACACAGCGTCTTGGGAACAGCTTATGGCGTCTGCCAGTGCTACCTCATGGAAAGACGAGTGGTTTACATTGGTGCTTTCAGCGCCTGTGGTTGCCGTTATGTGGGGTATTGGAATGAATGATGTAGAAATACTAGACCGCATTGGTCTTGCTTTTGAGGAGCTTAACAGGCTTCCTGATTGGTATCAGTATTTGTTATTCATGGCAGTATCTGCATCCTTTGGTATACGTGGCGCTGACAAGTTGCTTGCGTTAAAGGGTAAGAAATAATGGCTGCACCAGAATTAGACCCTAACTTAAACTTAGGTGCTTTTGATCTCGGCAATGTAAACGGCATTGACTTGAGTGCTATTCTAGAAAATAAGCCTAGCCCTGTAGTTCAGGGTGACGACGGGAATATGTATTATTCCAACGCTTATTTTACACCAAGTGGTTGGCAGACAGACCCAGATTTTAGCACACCAGTGTACTATTTTAATCAGCCATCTGAGCTAGGTGATGTACGTAAAATATACTTTAATGTTGAGGACGATGGTTCTGTAACAACTCAGGGATCTTGGCAGACAGAAGAAAAAATTAAGAGCTTCTGGGATGCCGACGAGGGAATGGGTTACTTTAAAGAAGCTAACCCTAATTTAACTTACGACAACTGGATGAGCTTTGTAAAGGAGTCCTCAACCTTAAATGCTCAAGGTCTTAATCAATACGACAACCCTGAAGAATATAAAGCCTTAATTGAGAGTTACGGAATAGTAGAAGGCTTTCAGAACGACGATGGTGACTTGTTCCGTTGGAATGGCACAAGTTTTACTAAGACTTATAAAACCCCTCAGGTTGATTACGCTAAAGAAATTATTAAAACCGCTGTACTAGCAGCAGCTACTTGGGGAGTAGCTAATGCGGCCATTGGAACATCTCTAAAGGGTTTCTTCACTACACAACTAGGGATGAGTGGAGCAGCAGCGAGCGCCGCCACATCGTCTTTAGTTTCCGCAGGCATACAGGGAGTACTTGGGGAAGAATTAACGGTAGAGGGTGTTTTAGGCAGTGCTTTAGGCGCTGGGTTAGGTACTCAGTTTTCACAGTTAGGTATATTCTCAGATTTATCTGCGGCTTCTACGTCTGCTATAGCTTCTGCCTCTGCTTCTGTTATAGAACAAGGTATTATTAATGGTACTGTAGACCTAGAAACTGTTATTACTTCAGGAGCATTAGGTGGTGGTCTTGAAATAGGCAAAGATTTACTTTCTTCATTATCAGGAACTAAGGCCTTTACCTTTGGTGGTCTAATTGAGGAGGGGTCTAGTACCTATGAGTTTTTCAACGGCACCCCAGACCCACTTACTGGACAGTACACTGGTGGACTAATTGGTGACGCTAGGGGTGCCTTTAATCAGTATGTAGAACAGAATATAACTGGTGGCGATTGGTGGGAAGGTGCGTCAGAACAGTATGATACGATTCAGGAGTTTTCTAACGGTAAAGTCCTAGCTACTATGTACGATGGTTCTGAAGTTTATTACGATTCCATGCAAGACTTTATTAAAGCAGGTTTTGTTGAAATATCAGGCACTAGTAATCCCCTTTTCGACTTATTTACGTCAGGCGCAAACGCAGTGCTAAACCCTATTGTATCAGCGATACCTGATAGCTGGTTTGATAAGCTAGAAGAATGGATTAGGAACCAAAGTGAAGAAGGTAGCCACACTACAGAAGGTGGTACTACTGTAACAGTAGCAACTACAGGACCCGGAGATAACAACGGTGGGCCCGGTGCTGACTTTGATTGTTCTACAGTAAACAGAGTACAAACACCAGATGCTACAGAAGAAGAGTCTTGTGGCCCTTGTATAGAGGGTTTTCAATCTGATGAATTTGGGAAGTGCGTATCAGCAGAAACAGTAGAGGTTTGTACTGAAGGACAGGTGTACAACGAGGTCGCTGGTGCTTGTGTTGATGAAGTCTTTTTCACTCCCGGCCAACCTTGTAACACTAGCGATGGTGAGCAGGGCATCTTTGATGACGAGGGAGGTTGCTACGTACCAACTACAGGAACTGAAGGCGACGAAGGCGACGGAGGCAACGGTGAGTGTGGTGAAGGTGAGCAATATAATGAAGAAACACAGCAGTGTGAGAGTGAGACAGTAACAGCAGGGCCTCCGGGCGATGGTACTGAGCCTTGTGAAGGTAACAAAGTTAGAGATGCACAAGGAAACTGTGTTGACCCTATTGATTTCGTATGTAGCCAACCAAGGCCTGAGGAATACGGGTATGAACAGATTAACTGGGATGAACTGTGTGGTGAAACCCCTGTAACAACGGGTCCCAGCAACGATAATCCTCCACCTCCTGATGATTGTCCAGAGGGTCAGACTAGGAACGCTGAAGGACAGTGTGAAGATAATACTGTTACTACTACTCCTCCTCCTACTCCTCCTACTCCTCCTCCTGCGGGGTCACCTTGTGCACAACAAAACAGAGTAGAAAATGAAGATGGCTCGTGTGGTGGGTGTAAAGCAGGGTATGAATTTGACTCTAATGTAGATGGGTGTGTAGAAAAAGAAATACTAGTAACTACTACAACCCCCGGTGGTGAAGACTCAGGTGGTGGGGGTGGCGGAGGCGGCGGCGTCGGCGGTGGAGGTACAGGTATGTTTAGCCCTGCTGCTGTTGATTTTAGTTGGAATAGGACTCCTGAGTTAGTCGTTTCAAGCACTCCTTATGTTGATTACACAACACAGTTAACCGCACAAATAGATAGATTACTGTCTAAAAGAAATAAGGATATAGTATAATGGCATTTTATAATGGTTTGTTTGTCCCTCCGACCTACTCCGACGAAGAGATAGCTCTCTATAAATACCAGACTATGACGCCTGAAGCATTTGCCGCGTCCGGATATAGCCTACCAACTGTGGGCGGCGTAAGCGTCGCGGACATTGGCGGCCCTTCGTATCCAACTGGACAGTCGTATCAAGGGACAACGTACTCAGGCACCGCAGCCAATCCCAACTTTAATTCTGGATCGCCGGTACTGGATGGCGCGATTAACCCTGATTACGCGGCGGGTAACTCAGGTGATACGGTCGGCGGTGTTGGTAACTCTTCTGGAATGGGGTACGACATTGAGTGGGGCGCTCCGTCAACGCAAACCATGCAGGCTGGAGAAGTATTTTCCACCCCGGCTGGCGACTATCAGGCTGTAGATAATGGGTACGGTCAGCTTGGATTAGCGCCAATAGGCAACGCGTCCACTAGCGGCGGGGAAATTATCTACAATCTTGCACAGGGTGAACACCATGTTGGGATTGACCCCAATACTGGACAGGCTTGGTATCAGCAGGCGCAGGGAGAACTCCCCGGCTTATATGAGGTTCCTGAATCCATGATAACAAATTCTTCAGAAGGTCAGGCAGATGCCAATGCTCAAAAAATTAGTGGCTCTGCGCAATCAATGTTAGTGCCAATGGCAGAGAGTCAAACTACTCAAGCTGGATTAAGTAGTGATGTTTTTTCTGTAGACACAGATGTTCCTGATTTTGTCCCACGAAAAATACTTAAAACTTTTTGTTCTGATACTACTCTAAACGTGTACTACAGCGACGGAACAATAGAAAAATTAGAAAATAATGTTAATTGTAAGGGAGTATCAAACACACCCGACGTTCCATTAGTAGGGTCTAATAACGGTGCAACACCTAACAACACTAACGATGGGACAATTGCTGAAGAATGTCAAGGCAATGACTTGCACGTTTATTATAGGGTAGGCGGTAAAATGTATTCTAATATTAACCGTAATCATCCTTCTTGTGGGCAAAGTGCGCCAACTTCTTATTCAACCTCTTTTGTTCCCGGTAGTGATTTTGGTGCTTCTGGCCCCGGACCCGGAACCGTAAACAGCAGTTTTGAATACACTCCTTTTCAAGCAAAAGACCCTATTGAAAAGCAACAAAGCGTAGACTACGTTAAAATGTTAAGAGGGTTTTTAACTAATAGTTTGTTTAAGGATTTTATATGACATACTTAAATTTAGTAAACAATGTGCTTAGGCGTTTACGGGAAGACCAAGTAACTACTGTGTTTGCTAATACCTATAGCACTATGGTTGGTGACTATATTAATGACTCTAAGACAATAATAGAAAACGCTTGGGATTGGTCACAGCTTAGAACTACTGTTACGATTACTACTGAGGCAGATGACTACACGTATTCTCTTACAGGTTCACAGGACTACGGTAAAGTGCTGACTATGGTTAACGATACATCTAATATAATAATGGAGTATCGTCCTCAGTCTTGGATTGACGAAAAGTATCTGATAGGAACACCCGCATCTGGCACACCTTCTTTTTACACTTACAACAGTGTAGATGCTAACGGTGATTCACAGATTGATGTATATCCTAAACCTGATGATGTTTACTCTATTAAAACTAAGATGGTAATTAGGAATGTTCCTTTGTCTGTTGATGCAGATACTCTTGCTATTCCTAGTCAGCCTGTTATTCACATGGCAGTAGCTCTGTTAGCTCGTGAACGTGGCGAGACAGGCGGTACATCAACCCCTGAGTACTTTGCTATGGCTGACAAATACCTATCAGATGCGATCGCTATGGATGCACAAAAGCACCCTGACGAAACCATCTGGTACACACCGTAGGAGT